TTTTTCGTTTGAGAACCACGCTTTGGTAACGCCCGAAGGTCGCCGCCTTCTGCCTGAAGATCTGGCATGGTTGAGCCTAACTGCGCAACTTGCGCAGGAATACAGGCGGCTGCTCGACCAAGAAAAGCGGTTGACCAAGGGGGTGATCCGTCGATCGACGGAACCTTGCCCGGTGGTCCCATTGCTGCCGACGCTGAAACGCTCTGCACGCGCGTGAGGCGCATCCGTAGGGGCTATGCCCCTACACCCCTAAAGCCTACGCGAGGTCGGGCCAGAGACAGTCTCAGTGACGTACGGCGTATTCTCAGGGAACGTGCCAAGCGGGGGTTCATCAGGACGCGGCAAGGCGAAGGCAGAGGGGCTGGAAGCGGCGGAGATTGGAGAGCCAGAGTCAGACACAGCATGTTGTTGTTGTCCTGGCATCAGCGGTTGCCGATATGGGTTATAGACGCCTTCCCGCGCAACGACGCGGCAGATCTCGACGGGAACCCGCGACAACTTCGTGCCTTGCTCGCTATAGCAGTGACACCCCTCAGATCCATCATGGCCAACCGACATGCAGTAAATCTCAGGCTGTGAGACGACCTCACGACCCTGATAGATCGGCGCTGACCAAGGCATCTGCACAATGATCGGCTCAAACTGAGTCAGGTACTCGCCCGGATTTGAAGTGGCTCGTATAACGGCCCCAGCATCACCAGAACCGCCCTCTGCCCTACCCCTGCGCCCACCCTCCATTTCAAGCATGGCGGCCTCAGCGGAGCCCTGAGGAGCATTGCCGGGGGATATGGCGGCCAAGCCCTGACCAGTCACAACGCCCCCCATCAACTTGATGCCCTTATAGGCAAAAAAACACATCACGGGAACAAGGATCAACGTTGCCCAGATCCGCCATGGAAGCCGGATCTTGAACCGATGCGCCGCGGCCGAAACGTACCAATCGTAGTACTGCTTTGGATGCCACCAGTTGGTGAGGATGGCTTCTTTCCGAGCCTCTTTATTGTCAGCCGGGTTATTCACGAAACGCTCAGACCACTCAAGGATGGTGGAACGGTTCAAGTACCCTTTTCGCGACAAATGAAAATGCTTGTTGAGGCGCGTTCCTTTGAGGAAGTGATCAAAGTCACCTGACTGGGTAAGCAAGATCCACCGCACGTCACGCCGACGTGACTCGGCCATTTCCTCGATCCACTTTGGTGGACGACCTGGACCACGCGCGGGCATCCACTTGTGGAATTCATCCACGATGATGACGGCGTTCTTAAGCTCCCCCTTATCCGCACGCACTGCCCATTCTTCAATGGGAAACGGCAGCATCGGAAGCTTACGCGTGTCGGGTTCATTGATCCCAAGCTGATAGACAACTGCGGCCTGACCGCTCTTGACCAACAAATCAGCCTGCTGCACGGCAAACAAGGTCTTTCCCGCGCCCAGCGTGCCGGTGATGACATTGAGTGAAGCCGAAATTATTGGTCTTTTCATAGCGGTGAGTTCAGATCATCAGACCGACGCTTCACGGAGACCTGGTCTACAGCTGCAATTGCCATCGCCGAAAGAATCACCGTCATAGCGGAATCAAGCTGGACCATCTTGATGAAGCTGACCCACATCGAATCCAACCCAACGAAATGACCGGCAAACCATGACGTGAGGTGAGGCGTAAGGAACTTATTGACAACGAACGAAATCCCCAAAACCTTGAGGAATTTCTCAATGAGCCCGCCCATGTAATAGAACAAGTAGAAGACGATCCACTTGCCAAAACGCGAGCCCTTTACAGCCGAAAAAATCTTGCGGATCAGCGGGCCAATTCGCCGCACCCAACTAAAAATGGACAGAAGGTAGTGCATACGTTCTCCAATAGGCGGGCGCGCACGGCTTCACAGCCTTTCTGCGCGCCGCGCCTCATTTGCTTGACTTGGCAATGATTCGATAGGCAAGCCAGTAAGCCAAAGCCATAACCATGACTCCGACGTTCCTAAGCAACTCGCAAATCGGGTTCAAATTAAAAGTGAGGCCAACGCCACCAACGTTCACTGTTGGCAACTGAGGACAAGAGCCAGATCCACCAAGGAACCCGGAAGCATCAAGCTTTGCGAGATCCTCAGCGCCGCCGATGATCTTCTCCTCCCATATGCCCATGTCAGCAGTGTTTCCGTTGGCGGTAGGCATATGTGCTGCGTCCGGCTCATCTGTCCCATCGCCTTCACTGTTGACCTGGGCATCAAAGCTGCTGAGGGCCGAACCATCCCCCTCGGTTGCTTGCTTCCCTTCGCAGCGATAGTTCCAAAGCTGCTGGCCGATGAAACAATCAGTGCTATTGCCCTCGCAAGTAGGGGGAGCATCGCAGTTTGCGCCGCCGTTGATTTGCTTGCCCCTGCACCTGAGATAGAAAGTCTGAATCAGCTGATTGCATTCGACGGAAGACATATCCGAGCACTGAAACGACGCCGCGCTACACCCCTCGCCCGTCGATGCTGTAGGCGCATCCTTATCACCATCCTTGTCACCTTCGGCACCATTGTTCTTACCTTCGGTTCCATAGTTGGAAACGTAGGTGGTGACAGTTTTAGTTGTGGTTACCCCATCTTTCGTGGTCGTGATTGACCCCTCCCCTGCTTTCACCCATTCGCCACCGTTAGCAGGCGGTGTAGTAGGCGGCTTCGCCTCGACGCCATCAGGGCTAATGACTGTGGCCTCATTTCCTGATGACTTACTGCCACTCTCAGACGTGCCATAGCAGAACATCTTTCCGGTAGAAGCTTTAGTGCAAACGCGTCCATCGGGCTTTACACACTGGGTTAGTGTCCCTTGAGGAACGCAATCGTCATCTACAACAGGGTCAGGAACACCAACTTCACCTGAGGTGCAAGTAGCGCCTGTTGGTGTCATGCCATCCGTCAGAGCCCAGGTCTTGCCGCCCATTTGAAGGGTCAAACCTTGATTGTTTCCTCCTGAAAACTTGCAGCCATTGTCACAAGTTGACTTGCCATCGAATGCCCCAGTTCCACCAACAACACCAGATCCTAGCGGCGCGTGAGTAGAACAATTATTCGCAGTAAGAAAGTAATAAGCCTGCGTACCCATGCAAGGAGAGCCGCGCGAATTCTTGCAGTAATAAGAAGATCGAGTGGAACTGGCAACCTCGATGGTTGAGCAACTACCAGCAATCATGGGGTACTGAGGTTCCCGGCGCAGATGCTCTTGCATATTCGTTTTACAGGCTGCGTATGCTGATCCTTGATCAGGATAGTCAGCAGCGCTTGCAACAGAAGAACACACAAGCGCGAATGCACCAACAATGATAGAACGCAGCCAATGACGCGAAAGGCGAATGATCATCGTCAACCTCGAAACATGATCGAAAGAGCCATATGCGTAGCCAGCAGAATCAGCCAGCCTGCGTAATCGGTCCACATATCCAAGCCCTCCTGAAATGGAAACGGGGGCAGTTAACCGCCCCCGCTTGAAACAACCACTCAAACGCAGTGGCTTAGATCAAGAAGGCGAGGACCCACTTGAACACGATGCCGGCACCCACAGCCGAAAGCATCAAACCGCCCAGCGTGCCAACGGCGGTGGCAACCTGCGTCAGGCCATCGCTCGCGGCGGAAATGTCCGCGCCCTGGGCGAACGACGCACCGGCAACCACCGCCAGTGCGGAACCAACCATGAACTTCTGACCGCGCGAAACACGCGATACGGCAGCGGCCGGATTACCCAGCGACTTGATTTGCATAACGACCTCCTAGGTCTTTGGTGACAGATACCGGGCCAAGAATCGAAAGCCCCATGCGCTGGCCGCAACTGCAATGAAAAGGCCAGACACATAGATGCCATCGGCAGCCGTCATCGCCGGTATTAATGACGGCTGTTCAACCCACGCCTGCACCGTGCACGACGATGCTTGCGTGTCGTATTCGATGCAGGCGAGGACCTTCATTGCGTGACCTTTCCTACAAGCTGGTCACGCTTGAACTGCTTGAACGATGCGAGCAGCGCACACACCGCAGCGACGTACGCGCCGATCAAGAACGCCGTCCACACCGCACCGGTTGAAGTAACGAGCATCACGGCACAGAAAATCGCGAACGCCCAAAACTCAAGCGGGCGCATCAGGCGTTAGCTGCGGCAGGCTTGCCGCCCTTCTGATCGGCCAGCGGGTTTGCCACCACCGGGATCAAGATGATCCGGCGACCGAACTCGAGACCGCCGTACTGGCCCGACTCCAGCGAGGTCGGGCAAAGCTCATATTCGCCAACCGGGTAAGGCGGCTGGTCTTCGTCCAGGCTGAACTTGAAGGGCAGCGGGAAGTCGCCATTGCGCAGCACAGCTGCCTTCTGTTCCTTGAACGTGATCGCTGCCCTGCCCTCCTTCGCGGGGAACGAGCGCGACGACGTTTCCGTACTGATGATCTGAACCTTCATAGAGGGATTTCCTTCCAAGCTATTGTCCGGCCGAAAATGAAAGTGACTTTCCACGGGGACGGCCAGAACTCCCCTGTAAGCCTGTCGAACCAACCACCTTTCGTTTTGCGGATATCCGCGGCTTCGCCGAGGACTTCGCGTGCTTCTTTTGCAGCTTTCCACCAACGGAGTTCACGCTTTGATTCATCGCCAAGGCCGCCGCAACCGTGTGTACGGAATCCCTTGGGAAAAGCTCCAGCTGTAACGGAAGTGAACTTGCTCGCGTATTTGGCAAGGTAACCAACGCAGTTACGCGCCTTTTCAATATTGCTGCTGCCATGCGGCCACCATCCACGGTGATCGACTTGGCCGTACCACATGCCAGTCGGCACCCAGACCATTACGTGGTAGTGCGGCCTAAGCCGTTGGGTGAGTTCGCCCACCCAGACGTAACGGAAGCTCTGACCTTGCCACCGTGATCGCCGTGCGCGAGTTCGATTGAAGTGCCCCCGCATGCGTTTAAGTAGGTCGCTAATGTGACGAGGGCTGCTATCGCTTCCATCTCGGTAGGTAAGGGTGAGGAAGTACCACGCTCCTCGAAATGAACCAGCTTTTGCTTCTTGGTCATGGAGGCGAGCCGAAGTGATGACGGATTTTTTCAAACGATTGGCCCGCGCTTGGAGCGGATCAATCTCGATAGTGAGCAAGCCGGTAGAGTTCCGCGTGTCACTTGTTTTGTAATGGACAAGCCCAAGGGCCGCCGCTTCGCGGCGACCCTCTTGGGTCAATGGGGAACGATGGGCATTGAGGAACGATTGGGCAGAAGTGCCGCATGCACGCTTCGACTTGTGCAGCTGCTCTGAGGCCATTTCAGTGCGGCGCGACGACGCCTGCATGTCGCCGATGCTCTTGTCGAAGTCAGCGAATGCCTGGGCGTTCTTGCGTGCGCTACGGATCGAACGCAAGCGCGTGCCGCAGCCATCGCAGATGCCGCTTTCGACCTTGCGAGGCAATGCGCACACGGTGCAGAACGTGCCGAAGTAGATGAAGCCCTCAATGCCAGCAGCAGCCTTTGCAGCTGCTATTTGCATGGCGCTGGTGTCGGGCGATCTATCGATCACCGGAATCGTCCCGGCTGAACGCGACGTAGAAGAAGATGAGAACAGAGACGCAGAAAGCGAATTCAAGATCAGCGCCCAT